AATAGACGGCAGAATGGTCGAAGGTCCGGCTAGAACGCCGCCCATGCCGCCCTCAACCGCCGCATCGAGGATCTTACCGGCCTCACCCGGCGTGTTCCTTTCCGGTGCCCCCAAACGATCATGGATGAAGCGCTTGATATCTTCGCTCGATGGCATGATCTGCCCGACAGCCGTAATGGGGTTCGACGCAATGGCCATATCGGGATTGACGCCGATCATGTTTGCGCCAGACCTAATAAGGTCCGCGCCCATGCGCGGAAGGCCAGCGAAGCCACTAGCAATGTTCGTCAGGCGCGTTCCGACGTAAGATGGGTCAATACCGAACTTTCCCGGCACCATCGTCTGCTGTGGCTTAGCGGGCGCATTGTAGCGATCGAACAAATCGCCACTCGTGCTACTTGGTGCGGTATAGCGGTCGAAAAGGTCAGCCATTAGCGACCTTTCGCCGGTTTAAGTCCCAGACGATTGATGACTTCGTCCGTAGAAATGCCCCGATTCTTCGCCGTTTGCTCAATTTCAGCGAAGCTGATGGGGGCGCCGTCTGGCCCCAGGTAGGTGCTATCGATCGGTGTGCCTGGTGTACTGCCCTTCGCCCCAAATAGCTTCTTGCCCGCGTCCATGATTGCGCTGTTGTCAGCCGGATTGGACTTTGTTCGCGCAATAACGTCGGATCGTGCCTTCAGCGCCTCCGGAGAGATGATTGAGGGATCATCCTGCTTGATAGTCTGGTCGCCCTTGTACCCAAGGCCGCGATTGATGCGCGCCACAAGTTCCGTCTGCTGGCCGTTGACTAGTGTCGTCAAGGTGCGAATAGCGGCCTTGATCTGCGCGGGCGACTGGGCGGCATTCAATTGCGAACGCGCTTCAGCCAAGCCAGCCACGGTCGTATGGCCGGCGAAGTACTTCTCAAGTTCCTGATTAATCTTGTTCTTGGTTGTCTCAAGCTCGGTGACACGCGGGTCGCCCGCCCCCACGCCGATCTCATTCATAACCTTGTTGGCCAGCGGATAGGGCGAGTTGTTCAAGTCGTCGGCCACGTCGAGAGCGTGGTTCATGTGATTGAACAGCGTACCCTGCGACTGAAGCTGCTGCCCGATGCTTCCCGCCTTGCTGCTGACCATGTCCTTTTTCGTGGCCATGCGGGTGGCATGTATGGCGTCCGTAAAGCCCGGTCCCGCCGCCTGGAACACAAGACGGCGTGTCTCCTGCGCATACTGGTTGCGGGCGTTCGGAGACGGGATCGGGTTGTCGCCATTGACGATCGAGCGAATTTCCGCCGCACGAGCCGGCGGAAGCGCGGCGTAAAGGTCTTCGCCGCTCAGATTTGGGTCGAGGTCCGCCGTCCCGCTTTGGGTCTGGTTGATCGGATGGTACTGGTTCGTCTTCTTGTCGCGCTGTCCAATCAGGGTTCCGGACTTGTCGTAAACATCCTCAAAGTTTTTGGCGTTCGAAGCCGGCGGCTTGAACCACTCCATCTGCCCATCGGGCATACGAAAAAGCTGGAAGCCGTCCTTGAGGACCGGCACGCCCTTGACGCCCATCATCACGCCACCGCGCGAGCGTGGGTCGCTGGAGTCCGGCGTTGGACCATTTAGCAGCGGGGCGCTGTCGCCCTGTCCGTTTGCATTGGCGGGAACTGCGTCGTTCGTGGCGACCTGTGGCCCGCGTGGCCGACCACCGAGGATTGATTGGGCGTATCCGAGCCGCTGCGCATAACCGTTGCCAGCCGCGGGATTTGCCGGCGTGTACCCCTGGGGCCGGAAGTAATGCATCATCGCCATCGTGGCATCTTCCGGCGTCTTGGCCTGCTGTAGCATCGCATAGGCACGCTGTGCGCCCATGTCGCCACCCTTCATATCGTTCACGAGGAAGTCGAGCTGGGTTTGAGGACTGCCTGCATTGCCGCCTGTCGTCTGGGCAAACTGCTGTAGTGCCTGCTGGCGATCGCCACGCCACTGGCCCATGCCACCCGCAGTGCCATTGTCGCCGACAGCGTTCGGATTGAAGCCCGACTCCTGATAGAGGCCGCCGACTACGCCCGCAGCCGCAACCGGCGACATGCCATACTTGCCGGTGAGGTACTGGACCATCTGCTGGGCCCTAGGCATGTCACCCTGCGGGATGACTGCAGGAGCAGCCGCCGCGGGAGTAGGCGGCGCGGAGGCACCACCCACAGGCTGTGGCTGATTCCCTTGCGAGGTAAAGTATTCGTTCGCCGAACGAGCCTTGCCGTAGTTGTAGTTGACGAAGCCCTGAGCCGCCGGACCCCATTGCTGTGGCCAGCCCGACGTGTCGTATCCCAGCCTGTTAGCTTCATTCAAAGCGGCAGAATAGGCCGCTGGCTGCTGGTCGGGTGGCGCATTCAAAACACCACCAGCCGCTCTCATCGTGAAGTCCGTGGCCTGTTTTACGGCCGCGAGCTTTTGCCCACTAAGGCCCTGCAGGATATGCCAGACGGCATTCCCTGCCTGCGGGTTGTTTACCGCTAGCTTGGTCAGGGCCGTCTGGTCTCCTCGTGTCGCGGGATCGACGTACTGCAAGGCATCGTCGGCGCGTCGGTCCAGATCCTGTTCGCGCTGCGCCCTGGCGGTGAAGTAACCGGCATGCGCGCCCATGTAGAGCGCGTTGGCGAGGCTGGGCGGGTTGTATTGGGGGAAATCGACCATTACCAGGTCCCCGTGCCGCCGACGCTGGGCTGCCACGTAAGGCCGCCCTGTGCCTGACCGAAGGCCGCTAGATTTCTGGCATTGTTGATGGTGCCGGACCCTCCGCCGAGCCCGCCAAAGGCTCCAAGGGCAGCGAGATTATTAAGGCCGCCAGCGATACCCGAGCCGAGTGCATTGGCGCTGGTCGCCTGCCCGCCTGCCATCGCATTGATGCCAGGGATCATCGCCGAATTGGCCGAGTTATTGGCAGATGCGGCTGCACTCGCTCCCTGACCGCTCAGGTTGTAGAGGCCGTTTATGTAGCTGTTCGCGGCATTGCTATTAACGCTGAGTGCTGTATTGGCATAATTGGTGTAGTTATTTAGCCAGTTTGCGTACTCCTGGCTGGCCGATTGCTGGTTGTAGTCCGTGAGCGCCTTCGCCTGCGGACCGGAGAACGTCATGCCATTTGCCGCACCACTGTTATTGAGGGCATTCTGGCCCTGCGTGAGGCGAAACTGGTAGCTGGGCGATGCAGTAAAGCTCGTCCCCACATTTCCGGCATATTGATCGAGATAGGGCTGCGCCAGAGAGAGAAGCGGCCCACCTTTGATGGATGCAAGGGCCCGATTCTGGGCATCAGACAGATCGCCCCGCCAATTGGCTCCCGTGGCATAGGAACCGCCGTGACCATCCGGCGTAAGATATCCCAGGCCGGATAATGCATTAAGGATAGACGCGGCATCGCCGCCGGCGGCCGTGAAGGGACTTAGCGCGTCGCGATTTTCCTGGGCCAATTCCCTCGAGTTGGCCAGGGCTGCGCTCCCGGCGGCACTTGCGCCGCCGCCGCTGATCAAACCACCGGCTATGTTGCCGAGAGCGCTTGCGCCACCAAGGATTCCGAGTGTTGTGCCGATTGCCATGCTACTGCCTCACAAGCGCTTCCGAAAAACGCGCTCTGCGGGACTGTAGCCTGCTGCCCGGTATAGCCGGGCCAAAGCATCGCCACGCCTTCCCTCGCCCTCTTCGGCCACCACGTCGAACAACGTAGCGCCCGCCCGCTTGGCCGCCTGCTCGAGCCCTTCGAGAAGAGCACGGCCCTGACCCTTGCGGTAATCCTTACCGATATACCAGAAAGCCTCGCGTCCGAGAATAGTCTGGTGATTCCAGAAGGCGCGGCCTACATCGGCACCCGCCATGCCAACCGGCTTTCCGTCTTCTTCCGCGACCAACAGAAGATCGTGCGAGCCAAGTGCGTCGATGGCGTGGCCGAAGCTCACTGGATCGAAATGGCCTGTCTTGTCGTGATGGCCAGCTTCCCGGAAGAAAGCCTCACCCATGTCGAGAAGCCACGGACCGTCATTGGGCGATGCGTACCGGATCATAGATACGCCCCGATGAATTTCTGGAAGAGCGGCGTCGGCACCCCATCCCTATCGGCCAGTTGAGATGAAGCGCTTGGGACGTAGTTACCGGCCCCGGCAATGGTCCCGAGCATCTTCTGGAAGATCGGTGTCGCACTGCCGGCCGCCGTCAGGAGAACGACCGAGGCGCGCGGAGATGACGCGCCAATGAAACGGGAAAGCTCCTTCCAGAAGGACGAAGTTGCAGTACCGTCTGGATTGAACAGCGCGTTCTTTGCCGTCTGGACGGTCATGAATTCGCTCCAACGGGCTCGAAGCGATATCCGTAGAAGGCTCGCTTGACCGGATCGCTGATGGAGAATTCGTACTCGCGTTGGCGGAACAGGCCCATGCGCCGCACGATGGCACGATCAACCCTGTCCGCCGTTACGCCGATCGAGACCGTGCGCTGGTTACTCCAGGTCGAGCCGCCGTCGTCAGACCATCTGATCATCACCTGAGGGACGCTACCCCGACCCGACAAAAGGCCGACGCCGAGCTCTCCCTCAAGTTCTAGGACAGGATTTGTCGCTCGTTTGCCGTCATTATAAAGCGGCGGCGTACGTGCCGCTGAACGGATCGGAGCGCCGAGCTCGGTGAAGGTATCCAGATCGAGGATACCCACTTGGCCGTTCTGCACGCCGACGTAGATAGTGTTATTCATCTTCGCCATGCAGGTGACATTCCACACGGCTGGCGTCAGTTGAGTCCCCGACCACCGCTCGTGCCAGAGTTCCGTGACGATGTCGTAGCAGAAGGTCATGCCGAACGACGGTAGAGTCAGTATGTAGAACGAATGGCCAGCCTGCGTGTAGACCATGCCGAAGGCATCGGAGACGCCAGTGGTCGCCTGTGCCTTCCGCAGGAATTCCTCGACGGCGTAATTGGAAATCCGCTGTGGCTGATACCCAGTCGCCATATAGACAACCAGATCATCGCCAAGCCAGAAAACCATCCCATTCAGTTCCGCCGGACTAAGAGCGGCGGCCGTGCCGCGGTCCATCACTGCACCCGTCACGCGCTGGAAGGGAAAGGGCGCAGAACCAACGTCCTGCCACGGCTCAATGGAGCGTTCTCCGAACAGCCAAAGCTCGCGGTTGATGACGACCGCTCGCAGTAGCGCATCGGGCAAGCTCTCGGCTGCGGCGAACTGCAGGGCATCGATCGTCGATGAATCGTATAGGGCAGAGATGAACCATTGCCCGGTACCCTGAGCGACGATGCGCTTGGCTGTACCTCCTGAGGAGTAACTGGTGTACCCGGTGCTATCGATGCCGATGAGCTGGAAATTATTGACGTCCACAACACGAACGGTGAATTGGCGGTTGTTGACCTGCGTCATGCCGACAACCGACTGGATCAAGACCTGCTGGTTGTTGGACAGGCCGTGGTTGGCCGAAGTGACCTGCGCGGGATTCGCCTGCGTGATGGCGGTGATATTGATCGATGGCGCGTATACAACAGACGGATTGGTGATTGCTGTCGAGAAGATCGTGAAACCGTCCATCGTGTCGATCGAGCCCACACCTGCCGCCGGGAATGCCGGAGACGTAATCTGGGCGATCGTCGTTCCTACGACGGTGAAGCACAGACCAGCGCTGAGGACGGTGAGCTGCACGCCATTGTCGGTCATCATGGCGACTCCAGATGATGGAATGGAAGCGCCCGTGCAGATCGTCTGGTTACCGAATCTATCTTCTTGATAGAGAACGCCTCCGGCTAGCACATAGAGGAAACCCAAGGCGGCACGCATCGCTCTAACTGGCGAGTTATTGCCGTGCGACGTGAAAGCCCTGATCCCTGGCGTGCCGTAGAGGGGACCGCCAACAGCCGCTAGTGCTCCCGCCTGCTGTTTGGGCGCACGCGATCCCAAAGCGCCAGGCTCGAAGTAGAAATTGATGAGGCGAGACGTTGCCAGAGGGCGGGAGCGGCCTTCCTGCAATCCAAGAGCGATAGGTGAGCGGGCCACGGATCAGCTTCCGCGATTGAAATCGTAAAACCCCGGCCGGCGCGTGCGGATCGCACGGTCAGGCACGGCGGGATCGCTCGATAGATAAGCAGCTTGCAGCTCGAGCTTAGCGTCTTCGATCTTCTGGCCGAGGCTTGGTCCGATGGGCATGCCAAACTCATCCGCCAGCTCGCCAGCAAGCGCCAGCATCACGTTACGGATTTGCTCATCCGGGAAATTCAGCACTGTGGTCGGCGTAAGGGCCGAGTGAACATACTGGATGCCCATAGCCGAGAAGGCGAACAGCATGTCGTTCAGGATCGTAAGGGAGTCCTGTGATTCGGCTGCGTCTGGCGCTTCCTGCGCAGCGAGGACATTGATGCGGCGCAGGGCGCGTACGATTATGTCATTGGCCGTCGCTGTCATCACAGGATATCCGTCACGCCAATTGCCGGACGCACGCGGAAGCGCCCTACACAAACCGTTGTCACATTGCCTTGGGCGTCCACGGTCTGTGCCATGTGCTGATAGTCGCCGATGAAAATGCTGGTGGTGTCAGCCGGCAGCACCGCAACGGTGAAAGAGCCGGCCGGCGCACTCACAATCGTCCCTGTCTTCGTAAACAATGGTGTCCAGTTCGTGGGGTCGTTGGGGCGACGGCCGACATTCCAATTGATCGTCAGGCCGGTTAGATTGACCGGCAGGTTGCTATAGTCGCGCGCAAATAGGGTGAACGTCCGATTGTCTCCGGCGAACACTTCCAGATGCTGCACATTCATCAGGCCGCAGCCTTCTTGGGCTTGAGGGTCAGCGTGCCCGACAGGACCTTGGCGTCGCGCTCCAGCGCATGGACTTGCACCGAATCGGCCCAGCCCTCCGGCACATCTTCCGGATTGGCAAAAACCTTCCCTTCACCATCAGGCCCGTAACGCCATGCCGGCCAGTCGGTGTGCTCATACTTAGGAGGTGTGGTGCTGCGAGGCCCGCGAGCCATCGCATCTTCCTGCCTGCGGATCAGATCCATCGCGCTATAGATCGATGCCACAATGGCTTCGTCCGCAATCGGCGCTCGCTTGGCCTTTGCCATCGCGTTAACGCCCGCCTCCGCCATGCCCGGACTGATCTTCATGCAGACCCTCACATCGGAGAGAAGAAAGCCGCCCGCAGATGAGCCACGGGCGGCGGTACGCTTAAGCCTTCAGGAGGCCCAGTACCTTCAGGACAGCCACGATGTCGCCCACCGTGTACGCGGTGGAGCCGATCGAGCCGTCAAAGGTCGTGTTCGTGAACACGCTGGTCGTCGCGCCGGCAGTTACCGTGTGAGTGTTGCCACCGGGCGTCTGGAGAGCCACCGGCCCACCGGTGGTAGACTGGCCGCCGAAGAATGAAATCTTCGGCGAACCGGTGTTGTTCGGCGCGTTGTTGCCGAAGTTGGAGCCGTCAGAGCGGCCGTCGTCGAGTTGCTGGATAGCCATCTGTCGCTCCTATCAGGTGCCGCTCAGTCTGCAGGCTAGATCGGGGTAGATGGCCTTCACGCCGTAAAGAACATCCATTCGGATCTTCTCTTCGTCGTTCTCGCCGTCGTACCACTTGATTACGCGGATCGAGAAACCGTTCTGGCTCTCGCGCGCCTTGAACACCGCACCATCCGGCATCTCGAGGTCGGCCATGACCAGAGCGAAGGCGTTCTTGTGGAACACCAGGTTCTGGGCATAGGTCGTGTTGGCCGTGCCAAGCATCGCAATCACGGCGCTATTTGCCGGCGCCGCACTTACCGTCTGGTAGGGACCGGACGTAATGATCGCCGGAGCGATGGACACGGTGATGTTGCCGGAGCCGTCCGCCGTCACCGGGCTCTGCACCACGAACTGCTGCAGATAGCCGGTCGAGACCTTCGAGCGCGGGTTGACCGCAAACACACCCGCGATCGTGAACACATCGCCGGCATTGAGCGAAGCCGTGCTCGCCGTCCAGCCGTTGGTGATCAGATTCTGGGTATTGGTGTTTGCCGCTGCGCCATAGGTGACGTTCTGGTTCGCGCCATTGACAACCGGAGAACCGCCGAACGAAGCGCCCGTCGTGTACATACGGATGTTCTGGTCCATCGCGGTCTCGACGCCGCCGATCTCGCCCAGATCACCCTTGTTGTAGGCCTCGCCCACGAGCTTGGGGGAAAAGAGCGTGGTCTGCGACCCGACAAGGCCCCACTGGTCGGCCGGCGACAGGACCGCATTGCGCATGTCCTGTGGAACAGATGAAGAGTCGAGACGCTGCGGCCCGAGCGCGAAGCCCGCAAAGGACTTCAAGTTCTGGCCCGGCGTACCCACCCAGTTCCAGACGTTCGAGAACAGGCCGCACAGATCGAAATCGATCTGGTTGGCCAGTGCAATCGCCGCCGGCTGGAGGTAGCGCTTGTTGTACTCTTCGATGCTCAGGGTCAGGTCCTGAGTATTGAACGACCAGGAGACGTGCTTACGCTTGTTCATCTGAAGGGCGAACTTGCCTTCCGTCACGTCCTGGTTGATGGCCACAGCACCGTCATTGGCGACAAACTGGACCGGACGACGCACGCTAATCGTGTCGCCGACCTTCACGTACTCTCTGGAGTAATCGCGATAGACCTTGCGGCCCATCACGAGGTTGTTCTCCAGGTTTGCCAAGCCCACCTTTGCGATGATGCTCGGCGTGATGATTGTATTTGCCATCTCAAAGCCTCAAATCGAGGCTTCCCAGCTAGGCGCGGCCCTGTTTGCGTACCCATTCCTTCAAGTCCGTGTAGGACATGCGGTCGATGGTCGTCGGGGCCACGCCACCCGCTCCCTGTACGGAAGGCGGTGGCGGGGGAGCCTTGGTTGTCCGAGGCACGGCCTTGGCCGCGAGGGCCTCGACACGTGCCAGCTCCTTGACCGCCGCGATTGGGCTGAGGCGCGCTATGCGATGCGCTGAGTCTTCGTTCTCTACCAACCACTTCGCTAGCTGCGCTGAGTGATCGGCATCCTTGAGGTAGTCGGCCATCACAGGGGAAATCGGGAAACTGCTGTCATCGAACAGGGTGTCCAGCACTTCGCCAAATCCCTCGATGTCCTTGCCATCCTTCGCCAATTGCTCGCGGAATCCTGTCCGCTGCCGCTCGGCTTCGATCTCCTGTGCCCGCTGCTCGGCTCTCTGGTCGGCTTCTTGCGATTGCCGTCCACTTTCCTGCTGAGCAACGTGACGCGCCCTGGCGTCGATGTACTCCTCGTAGGTCTTGAACTGTCCGACTTGTGGTTCGGCGTCGTTGGCCGGGACTGGCTTCTGGCGTTCTTCCAGAAGGGTTAATGCCCGATTGGCGACGTTCCACGCCTGCTCATTTTCGCGGGTTAATCTGTCGATACGTTTCTGAAAGCCCCCGCGAGGCTTTTGGTCTTGCGGGTCTTTCGCAGCGGTATCCGCTGGGGACGCGGCCGACTCGTCCTTGGTATCGACCTGAGCAGGCGCTAGCGGCGCGCCAGTACCATCTGAGATATGAGCATCGCTCATATTTTGGGTTACGTCAATAGTCTCGGTATCGCTCACGCGTCACCTCATTGAGGAATAGGTTCGAGTTCTGCCATCTGAGGCATGCCACCGGGTGGCAATTGCGGAGGCACAGGAGGGGAGCCAGGAACCTGCGTACCGGGAGGCCCGCCAAAGCCCGGCGGCGTTCCCAGCGCGTCGATTTGGGCCTTGAGCGCCATCACGTTGGCATTCATCTGCTGCATGAGCTGAATGACATTGATACCCGCGCCCACGGCCTCGATCTCGGCCTGCTCGGCTTGTGCCGTGAACAGCTTCGCCTGTGCCGCGCTCTTGTCTGCATCAGCCTTGGCCTTGGCGGCCTCTGCTACATCCTTGGGATTGGGCGGTGGCGGTGGAACGTCGGGCGCCTCGCCCGTGATCTGAGGTGGCATCGTGCGCTTGATGCGGGCTGCAATCTCCTCCGCTCCGGGGAAATCCATGTTCTTGATGACGAGGTCGCCAGCGATATCCGCGATTTTGGGATAGCTCCGCACCAGCTCCGTCATGTTCTGCGCTGCTTCCTGACGGCGGGTAGCGAAACTAGGTCCGGTAATGACCGTCACGTCGTACTCGCCGACGCTCAGATCATTCAGCATCTCCATGATCTGGCCGTCAGGACCCGCGAGCTGCTGATGGTTAGGTTGGTTGACGCCCACCATCTTATGGGTGCCGTCCTCGCCCAAGACGCGGACGATGCGGGCCGTGTCGTAGATCTTGGGAATCAGATCGACCAGAATCCTTCCGCAAAACTGGATGGCCGTTCCGAGGTTATCGACGTAGTTGAACGTCCCCGTATCAGCCTGAGCATTCCGGGCATTGATCGCTCGGCCGCTGGTCTCGTTCGACGGTGCTCCTAGCGAGACGTTATAGACGCCCACGACAGCCTGTAGATCGGCGCCGGCAATCTGTGCCTGGCTATCCAGGCCCTGCTGGGCAAGGGCGGGTTGAGCACGCGTCGGCGCCCCTCCTCCCGCCGGATCGGGATTGAATGGCAGATAGGGATGGTTCTTGCTGCCCGCCGTCTTCCAGAAGCGCTCGAGCCCCTTGAACATCTTGACTGTGCCGACCCACGGGGCCTTGGGCTGGAGAGCCGCAGCCTCAGCCGCCGCCGTACGCATATAGTTGTAGACGCGCTGCGGATCCTTGGCGTCCCGGATCATCCCGCGCCGGACAACACGACCCTCGATGAAGATTTCCTCGCCGATCACAGGGCAGATCGGGATGTACTTGCCCGCCCACTCGACTTCCTCGGTCAGGAACTCGCGCCCGCTCATCAGGCGCATGCAGACCTTGTGGGTTTCGACTTCTCGCTTCTGCTGAACGGTTACACCGGGGTGCGCCTTCTTGGGGTCGTCTAAAACCGACCCATCGTCCATTAAGTACAGCGTCTTTTTGACCGGCTTCTTGTACCAGTACTCGGCAACCATGATCGATTGCATCGAGAACCAGGTGATCCCCTGGATCGCATTGGGACCTGCCGGCATGCCCTCCGCGACCGCATCAGGCCAGCGCTGCCTGAACGTCTCTTTCGGGATCGGGAACAGGATGAAGACATAGCGCCCATCGGCCTTGTCGGGCTCGCGCGCCGCTGGGTCATAGAGAACCGCGAATGGATCGGGAATGCGCTCGACCCGGATATCCTGCTCGAAAGCATCGTCGGAACTGTACTGCGTCTTAACCCGGAACGATCCCAATCCCGTCACGCAGGCATTCTCAAGGCCCTGTACGTAAGCCGCCTTGGCGTTGCTCTGCACCTCGATATTGCGGATCAGGCCGTTGTAGATCTCCGCCACCTCCTCGCTGGCGCCGTCCTTAGCGGGTGCAACCTTGACTGATGGGGTGTTCTTACGAGCGTCGCCCGTGACCTGATGGATGAAGCCCGGCAGGCGATTGACTGTGATGACCGGCCGGTTGCTGTCCGTGCGCTCCTGTCGGGCATCGGGAAGCCACTGTTCGCCGGCATAAAAGCGCTGGTCATCGCGGCCGTTATCGAAATTCTCGCTCTCGGCCGTCCACGACTCGTTCGCACGCCGCATAGCGTATTGGAACGGATCGTCCTCCTCCGTCGAGTTCTCGATATCGCGGCCGGCGTTGGCCATGTCAGGCGCTTACCGAAATGCCGGGATATCGCGACTTCACTTTGCGTCTGATGGTCGCTTGCTGGGCAGGAGACGCATACTCCGACCCGCGAGCGAGCGCGTTCGTCGCCCTATTGGCCGTGTCGAGCGGATACTTTCGCCCCGGTAGAGCGAATTGAGACGTTGCAGGCGCATTGCGGCGCTTCGAAGTAAGTTTTGCCATCCATGTGACTCCTATGCGGACATCCAGCCGCCACGAACCTTGCCGTAGCGCTCTTCCTGTTCTCGGGCTTCGATTTCGGGTACTTCGTAGACCACGCACATCAGGCCGAAGGCATCGCTGTTATGGACGACGGCGCCGTTCGCAAGGGAGAAGCAGTGGCCGTCGGGGACAGTTATGTCCCAAACATCAGACGTTTCGCTTAGCCGCTTGACGCGCGCGATACGCGGCAGCCCATTCGTTCTGCTTTCCGCGAGCGCGATAAGCAGCGACCTTGCACTTTTGCGAACAGAATTTGCCGGCGTGGCCGCTCTTGCGGACCAAGGCCATATGGGGCTTCCCGCAATGTTCGCAGGGACGCTCTTCGCGCTTCCACTTTGTCCAACTCTTGGAACGTTTGGCGTGTCGCTTGTGCCACAGCCGGCCTTCAGGCGATCGATGCCAATCTGCTGCCTTGTCTCGCGCAGATGCGGCGAACCAGCCACCTTCTGGGCGCTCTCGCTTAGCCCAAGATTCGGACAGATGGATACTGGCTGGGACGCACTCCAAATTTTCGAGTCGATTATTGAGTGTGTTTCCGTCCCGATGGTGGATGTGGCAGCCAGCGGGAACAGGCCCGAATGCAGCCGCCCAAGCATCTCGATGCAGCTTCTTCCCGCCTCGCGATAGATACGCTTCACTCGGCCAAAGACGGTAAAGACCGCCGTCGAAATACTGCGTGATCTCGTCAAGGTAGATTGGATCACGGTATTCGGCGTCAGGGACGCCGCGGATTTCCACCCGTTCTCTGTCAAGAATAAATGATCCGGCGTGCATTTCACCGAATACCCGCCTGTGAACACCACCTCCACAAGTGGGGCATCCCGCCTCGTGATCCTTGGATAGATGTATCGCTTCCAGCCGCACGGAGTTAGAACCTCGCCTTCTTCAGGTAACTCCGATATGGGTTGCGTTCCGTAACGCGTCAATACTTCTGCGTGCGGATGGAAACATCCGTGACTTGACCAATCATGGTCTGGCCCTAATCCGATGTTGCGCGTCTCATCGCGCTTCTCGTGATACCAGCCGAGCGCTTCCAATCCGGGCTTGGTGGTCGCTTCGTTAAACCAGATTGATAGAAAGAGCCGGCGGGCGGCCTCGATGCGAGCAGCCGCGGCGCCCTTGCCCTGGTTCGGGACTACGGTGACCTCGTAGCCAGCTTCCCGAAGCGCGGACGCGTAGCTGACGTCATAGACCTTGTCGTTGCTGTCGCCGTCATGGGGTAACCAGAACTGCGCGCGGTTGGGCGTATAGTCCCGTTGGCGACACCATTCGAGATGGGCCCCCAACGGCTGGCCGACGGTCTCGTAGTAGTCCAGCACGCGAATTTCCCGGCCCACAAACTGTGCTACCCAGATCACGAAGGCATCGGCGCGGGCGCCCGTCCCGCCGATATCGACGAATAGGCGGATAGTCATCAGCGGATCGGCCGCTACATTGCCAATCCTGCCTTTAGCCTTGGCCTCCGCGAGGCAGCGTGCATAGTACGCACCCGCCAATACCGTGACGTATCCGCCTTCCCAGATATGATCGTACTGCTCGGGATTATCCCTTAAGCAGTCCTGCCGCTCCCGTTCAAGGACGCTCGGGAACCAGGGATTGTCCGACCAGTTGGCCCTTACAACGATGGCGCCCGTGGGCAAATTCTTACCCTTGAACAGCATATCGACCGGATCGGTCTTACGACGCGAGTTCCACGAGAACCAAATCTCCGAGTCTTCCGCGCGGATCGTTGGCCGCAACATATTCAGGGAACTCAACGATGCGGTCTGCGCCTCTTCCCACCACGCGCGCTTGAATTTCTCCAGCGACTTCACGGATTCAGCCGTGTAGTCCTGCATGCCCTTGAAGATGATGACGCCATCACGCGGCGTCTCGATCACGTCCTTGAAGACCTTGAAGCCGTCCGCTTGCCCCAAGCGATGGGTTGCGAGCTTGTCCTCGATCAATAGCTTCGCGCTCTGCGTCAGATCCTTCTGTACCTCACGGATACAGACCGATCGCAAGCCCTCGCCGCTGACGCCCGGCTCAGCAAGGCTGTCTTCGACCATCAGGTCGGCGAAGAAGTGGGATTTGCCAGAACCGCGACCGCCCCATGCCGCCTTGTAGCGAGCCGGCACCAGTAGCGGCTTGAACACCCGCGCTGTTGGGATATCGAGGACCGCGCTCATTCGGCCTTCGGATCAAAGATGGAGCGGCGGATTTCGTGGATGACCCTAACGCCCGGATCGTCCGGGCCACCGCCGATGATCGCTTGAGCGGCCTTGCCATAGCCGCGATCTAGGAATTCCCTGGCCGCCGCGACGCGCGCGGCGTCGCTATCGCTACCCTCCATCACTGTTTTGAGCGTAGCAAGAGCGGCGGCCGTATATTCGCGAGCCAACTCCTTCAGCTCACGGGTAGCCTTATTGGGCGTGCCTTTCTTTCGGCCACCTCTGCGCTCTCCTGGTTTGGAGCCGCGCATAACTAGTTTTTACTTCTTTTGCGGCTAGGGGACCGCATGCTGACTCTCGCACGCTAGAGAAGGTCAGCTTCTCTAGTCAAATGCCTTGCGCGAGGAAGTCAAGAGTTTTGTTAGTAGCTCATGCAGTTCACGGACGAACCTGTGCGATAGCAGTTCGTAGTGACGATTGGATTGCCAAACTTCGGCACAACGAAGTTTGGTGTCTGAAAGAGGGGCGGCGGCACATAGACCGGATATGCCTGGTAGGGTGGGTATGCAATTGTGCCGTCTGGATTGCGACCGTACAAAACTGAATCGCATGCTGAAAGGGTCGTCATAAGAATTGACATAATGATTGCAAGATATTTCATAATACACCTCGCGCGAGTAGTATAGCTCATCATGCGACGGCTTCAATGGCGCGCCACTTTCGGAGCGCTCGAGAAAAACCTACGGCTGGCGGGTGTGGTAATCCTGCCGATGCGCGATACCGGCTTACCGTAATGGCCGTAAAGTGCTTGCCGGTTTGGGCCTGGATCCATGCCGCCACCTGGGCGTTAGTGTATCGATCGGCGTTCATGCGTAGGATATCGGCGCAACGTTGACACCAAATTGCCCTCATCGATGCACCTTCCGATATTCCCAAGCGGGCTCGCAGCCATGGGCGTGGATGCCTAGGTTCTCCTCCCGTGCTTTGGCCTCCTGGGTGACGTAGTCGTGCGAGTAGCGGATGAACGCCCATGCCAACCCTCGCCTGACCATCTCAGCCTGGACATCGACACCATCGGCCCTGCAGAGGCCTATGATGCGTCCGTAGCGATCGTGGCCCCTGTTCTCGCAGACGATCGTGTGGCCCTCAAGGAGGCTCCGTAGGGCCTTAGCAGCCTCGATTCCAGCAAGCCATCGGTCTGGGCATGTTTGGTGCAGCTCGGGTGCGTCGATGCCCCACAATCTGATCTTGTGGCCATCGAGCTTTATCGTATCGCCGTCGGTCACCGTCTGAGCTGATGCGGATCTGGCGATGAGCAGCAAGGCCATGATGAGCAATCTCATCGCCAAAACCACAGGTACAATCGCAAGCGCGTGATCATCTCGCGCACCTCTCGCTCTGTCTTGCGGGTGGTGAGGGGTGTCATAGCCATCTCGTCTTGTGGGGGGAAGTGCTTCCAATGCGGTCGTTTGCCCTCGGCCACATTACGGCGACAGAGCTTGCAATCGCCCTCAGAGCCGGGTGGATTGCGAAAAATCGATAGCCGAGTGCCGTTCGATCGATTCCAACCATAACCGCACATCGGCCAGTAGTTGCCGGCTTCGGTCAGGGCATATGTGTGCGAGAGCGCGTATGGCTCGTTTCGGTCTTGTCCTTCCAGATAGTAAGCAACCTTGCTCATCTCGCCTCCGCTAATGCCTTGTGCCGAAGCCTCATCGCATGGCCTCCGGCTCGATTATGGTGTAACGGGTGCGCTCTTCATTCCATGCGCCCCAGATTTCGCCCGGTCGGCCGATTGCGTTGTAATAGCGAGACTTGACGACCTTGATCGCCGTCTCGGGCTTATTGAAGTCGGCGCGATGAATGACGATTCCAACGTCAGCCTTGTTGCTAAATTGTGCCGAATCAGCGATGTCCCACAGCCCAGGCACCGGATATGTGCCGTCCTTGCTGCGCTGCATCTTGGCTGGATGCGCCACGAGGATCAGATGAATTTGGTATTTTCTAGCCAGCTTTTTGAATTGCTTAATCGCATAGCCGACGTATTCCGTCATCGACATGCCGTCCGGCCGATCCTCGTTCGACATTTCGTTGAAGGGGTCGATGACTACGATCGAAACGCCAAACCGAATGATTGCAGCAGCAATCTTCTCAAGCATCCAGATGAGCGTCGGATCTTCGTCCTCGTTCGGCACGATGAAAGAAAAATGCTCGTCTATCCACGCATCAGCCTTAGCGAGCTCGTCGGGATTGAGCGCACGCTCAAGCTTGTTGCCATGGAAGCTGCGGAGTGCGCGACGATGGTCGATCTGCGGTGTTTGCTCGAAGCTAGCAAAGACCGTGTTCCAGTCGTATGCGGCAGCCATTCGACAGCATACTTCGTTAACAAACGAAGATTTTCCATGCCCCGGAAGGCCGGTTACAACGCAGAAATCTCCGCGCCGGACTCGGTAGTGCTCCCAAAGGTTCTGGATGCCGATGTCGTAAGCCTTCGGCGGATTAAGGGGCGGCAGCTCAGAGAGACGATAGACGCCCTCAACCTTCAGCCATTGGGCGCGCTCTATCGATTTTTTGACACCCTGATCGCCGTAGAGGCGAAGAGCATCATTTAGATCCTTGCAGTCCTTCGGATATTGGAGCCACTTGCAGCGATGTCGGCCTAGTCGGATAGATAGATCGTGCAATAGATTAGCGCCCGGTCCGTCAGAGTCGGTCGCGAGAATAATTTCACGGCAATTAGCTAGAAGCCGCGCCGCTTCCTCGAGGTAAGCATATTGTCGTCCCTCCTCGCTTCGTTCCGCTGGCGCGCCACTTGGCACTGAAACCGTTCTTGGAAAGCCTGCCTGAATGGCGGCTATGGCATCCATCTCACCCTCGGTGATGATCACGGGCTGTGTCTCGAGCGTCTCATCACGAAGACAATCGATGTTCCATAGTATCTGCTTGCCGCCGCCATCCTGAGTAAACCGCTTATCTCCCGATAAAGTTCGGTACTTTGTCGCGACGACCTTCCCATGCTCAAGAAATGGGATGGCAATGCAATCACCAGGCAGCTTGTTTGATGGCTCGACGCCAAGCCTCACGAGCAGCTCCGGATCGAGACCGCGAGCCTCGAGCGCCTCGACCGTTGAAGCTGGAAATGGCTTCAGAATCGCGTAATCCGCCGCGCCAGCCACAGTGCCAGCAATTCCAGACGGCGCCGTCGTCCGTGACGGTGACGCTGAGGCATTTTTCGCGGGAGTGTTTTCGTTCATGGGAGCAGTGGGGACAGGTGGTTCGATGGTTTCCGTGTCGAAAGCTTCGGATCTCTATGCCTCGATCACCGAGGCCGCGAGCTAGCCATTCCATGCGGCGCTCCGCATCGACGCGGGAGGCCCGGTGGCATCGGCCAGATCGGCCTTGCTAATCCAGTTTCGCCAGTTGTGGCTCCAGCTATGGGCCGTTCGGTTGTTCGCCCGAGCGTGATTTTTAAATCGCTCGGTTTCTCGATCGATGTCTTTGGGTCTTAAATCCGGTCTGGACTTCTTCGCCCACTCGAGATCTTCGCCGGAAGGATGGAAATCGTCGGGAATTTCGTGCGCCGTGCTTGCACGCGTCTTCCCATTCCCTTCCCTTCCTTTCCCTTCCTTTCCCCACTGGGCGTTCATTTCTGGATTTGACGCGTGCAAATCTTGATTTGCTCCAGTCAATTCCTTCGCGGGATCAGGCAATTTTGAGGCAACTTCCCGAGGGTTGGGCGTCTGGTGCTCGAGAAAAGTCGGAATGAATGCCAGCCCGTCACCGTATGGGACGACCAAACCCCGAGAGGTGAGCTCGTCGCACACTCCCTCAAGGTCGCAGTTGTCATCCGGCAGGTAGCGGCGCTTAAGCGCTCTAGGCGCCCATACCAGGCGACCTTCCCTATCGGCCTCGCACCAAAGGCCGATGTAAAGCAGACGGGCGAACGGCGACAAAGCGCAGATATCGTCGCTCGTAAAGAAATCAGGCTTGATTGTACGGATGCGCGCCACGATTACTCCGCCAAGATCTGGGCCATAGCTTCATCGTCGGTGACGACCATAAGAACGCCTTGGCGGGCAAAGAAAGCGAGGTTTTCGCGTTCGCTATCCTCGAAGAGCTCGTCCCATTCTTCTTGGGTCTCGGGCTGCCTGGGCTTCATAATGCTTCCAGCTTGTTCTGTTTAATGAGTTCACGGGCGCGTTCCTTGGTGATTGTTCCGTGGAGCGCGGCACCTACGATCATCCGCTTGATGACGGGACGAAGGCATTGAGCGAGGGACTTCATGCCTTCAGGAAGCGCGCAATCCTTGTGGGAAGCCAGAGGCTTGATATCACCGTTTTGTGCCAGATCACTCATGAAAGCCTCCATTCGATATCGGGATAAAGAGCCTTCGCGAGAGCGAATTTGATCTTAAAAACAGGGGTTAAAACGCCCTTTCGATCTTCTACGACACGTTGGCTGCCGTCCTCGAGATCGAGGTATTCCCAATCACCGACGTAGGTGCAGATCTTCACCCCGCAGACGATCAGGGGGAACCTGGGCTGCCGCTTGACGATCGTGATACTGCCGGCGCGTTCCAACAGTTTTAGCTCAGCGTCACGAGCCGCTTCAGCCTTGCTGGCAAAGCGCACGCCGTCGATGACGACTGGTTGATTGTTGTATTTGCGCCGACGCATGGATCAAAAAGGCACTTCGTCGTTGAGTACCTGACGGCCAGACGAAGAGCGCTGAGGCGCTGGCGCTTGGCGTTGCTGCTGAGGCTCGTATGGCGGCGCGACCGACAGACTCAGGTACGTCTTGCCGTTCTTGTCCTGCTTCTTCCAGCCGCCAAGCTGCACCTTGCATTCGCCGCCGTTGGCTCGATCGAATGCATTGCAGAAGGCGTCGAGCAATTCCTTGGTGAGATTGAAATTGCCCTGGTAATCCGGATGAGTCTGTTGTGTCTTGCGGCTGTTCTGGAACAGCGCGCCCATGCCCTTGACTGACATCTATTTTCCTTTCGAGCGACGCTTGAGACGAGGACGATGAACGATGACGGTGACGCGCATTGGCCTAAGATCACCGTTGATTGTCCGGAACATTGCCTCTCGATTGCCGAACACCATGCCGGCGAAGCCGTCCTTCAATTGCGACAGGAAGGCCTTGTCATTGGCAATCCAGCCGACATAGCGCGGCTCTGGTCTGCGTCCGTTAGCCAAGGTGAAATATCTCCTGAAGACCCTCGGCCGTGCTCATGCCATCGTTGCGGCAGGCGCGGAGATAGGTGTGCTCCTTGCGCGTCAGGGAGCGTTTACCCATGGGATGAGGCCCGCGGCGACGCTTGGGCCAATTGTGCGCTACAGCCTGATTGTAGAGACTACGAGGCGAGACTCCGTATAGTTCACAGATCGTCGATAAGGGGATATGCGGATCGCGATAAATCTCCCCCACTTCTTCGATCAGGCGGTTGTGCCATTTCTTTGGCTTGCGTCTTCCACGAAGTGATTTGAAGTCAGCCGGCACATACTCTCGCGCTTGGAGATAACCGACATCGACGATCAAACAAGCCTTCACCAGCGGTACGCCAGCGAGCATCAGCCCGCAAATTGCAGCTTTCTGGCCAATCGTCATTCGTCTGGGGGTTCGGAGACCGGACATTTACTTACCACCTTGCCATTCGTCCTGATTGAACAGATCCGGGCTCCAGCTAGACGCCAGAAGGTCCCGTTTTGCCCGTTGGCCTGCGTACATCGCGACTCGATGCGCTATGCTGTGCACGCGCTTCCACAGCATTCCGCGCCAGAACCTCAAGTTCATGGGCTGCTTCCTCGCGCTGAATGGCGCTTGTCTTGAATTGTTCGAAAATGGTCTGAAGATGAATCCATTCGGATGCCGAAAGCTCGACTCTCTTCAACCACACGTTACGCGTACGCCAGTAATTCCAACCCAATTCCCGCGCGGCGCGAGCAATCCATGACTTCCGGTTGTCACCCCAATCGTGGGGGCCGGCGATAAACGCCACGCGCTTTGATGCTTCGATAGCCACGTCAATCATGTGCTGTCTCCAGCATGATTTGTGCTGTCCACGGCACGACTTGTGCTGCTTCTGACCCACTTTCCCCTCCACACTGTTGCGCATGGGAAGGGTTGTTCATTCTTGGGTTCCTATTGGCTTCATCGCGAGGCGCTTGGCTGCCAGGCTCGTGGCGTCTCGCGCCGGAATTTCGAGCCAGTTGCGAGGGAGTGCGCAGACTGGCTCCGGCAATGGTAGCGGCATTGCCGACCGCGCCGACGACGGGGGAAGCGGGCGCGGATTTAGGGATAGAAAGCCCCAACGGGTTGGGCGGAGAACCCGCAGCAATGAGGGCTGCGCCGTTGGGGAGGTTGCACACGGTTCCAGCAGCGGTAGACCCGCTGACTGGCGGAGAGGCGGCAATGACCGGGCCGCCATGTGCGATGGGAACAGGGACGCCAGTGAGTGGGCACTGGCCGGGGTGGCGTCGTGATTGCGCCAGCGCTTGTAGCGGCGTCACCCCTCTCATTCTCCGCTCCCCGCAATCAGGGAGAGGATGGCCAGCAGCAGGCATGCGCCGGCCGTCATGCCGAGAAGGAACACGAGGATAGCAGCGATACCGATCATCTAGTGCCTCTCGGTGATCCAGTTGAGGCACCAGAAGCCAATGGCGTGCAGCGATGGCAGGAGAACCCAGCGGGGCCAGCCCAACGGCGGAAGCCCCTGCCGCATCAGGAAAGCCTCGAACCAGGCCAGCACGAACAGGGCCAGGAAGAACGAGACGATGCCTGTCGCGAGGCTGGAGGTGAAATAGCGGGTCATGGCAGCAATGCCCTAGCCAGCTCGACGCCAAGAGCGATCAGCGCCCACATAAAGAGGCTGGGAAGGATGGCGTTCTTGACGCCGCGCCAGATGGCGGCGTCCATGACGATGCTCTCCTCGAGCTCGGCGCGGTCGCTGAAGCTGATATCAGTCATTGCTTCCTCCGGTTTGTGCGACGCTTCTTGGATTTCGTTTGGAAGGCAGGGGCGATGAGTTCGGCCGCCGTCACCTTCCCGCCAGTCGCCGCCTCGATGTCCGCGCATGCCTCAGGCGAAGGCCATCCGCGCTGCAGCCATTCCCAGACGGTTGACTGGTTGCGTCCGATCGCTTCCGCTAATCCCACCTGAGTCTTGAAGTGGTTTACGGCCCGCTGAATCGGAGTTTGAGTGTCCATACCGGAATTATTATCGGCAAACCGGTACGGCGTCAAGCGGGCAACCGATACGGCTTCCGGTTATCGTTCCGGCATGACTCAGGGAGAAAAGATCAGAAAGCTCCGCGAAGCCAAGGGCTGGGAGCAAGAGGATCTGGCCAAAGCCGTGCAGGCTTTGGGAGGAAAACTGTCTCAGTCGTCAGTTTCCGACTTGGAGCGCGACGTTACAAAGCGCCCAAGATACTTGCGCGAAATCGCCATCGCGCTAGACACGACGGAGGACGAGCTGAAGGACGACGATCTCAAATCCGCGCAAGCGCTACAGCCGAGCGTGCGCATCCCCCCGCGAGCTATGCAACAAAGCACACCAACTGAGGATGGCAAGAAAGCACCACTATTGTTACAGTGGCACGTATCGCTTTCGGGCGATAAATTCGGAGGTTGGTTGTTGAATGCAAAAAGAATAGTAGGGGAAATTCCAAGACCAGCTAAGCACTTACGAGCAGATGAGGCTTTCCAAGTAGAGGTCATCGATAACCGGAATGAACCGGTTTATGAGCTAAGTGATATTTTGACGATTGATCCGGCAAAACAGTATCAGATTAACCGTAATCATATCTTCGTAAGTGACCCCCATCAGTCCGGGGGATCGCCCTGTATCTTGGCCCGTCTGGTTCGTGAGACTACAACTGAGTGGATAGTCCGGCAGTACAACAGCAAGGGAGAGTTCAAGCTGCCGAAGGCGGACTACCCGAATGCGTGGCGCGTGATTGATAGAACCGAGCGCCCATAGGACCGCTACCCGCTAGTCCCTCCCTCAAGGTCAGACTGGCGGGCTCCTATGTCCACTCTCGATCGGCTATAGCTGCGCTGGCTGTTTTAACGAGTGCCCGCATCTCGCCCTCCCCGGTTGAGCCGGCTTACGGGACGTTGCCCCATCTAAGGGGCGGCGCAGTTACCCACCTTCGCATGGCCTCCGGTGGCGGTCGGGTAAGCCCCGGCCGATCTTCGCACCCCTACTCGGCTATGGCGGGCGCATTCCAGGGACCACACATCTGGACAGGATGTCTCTGAGAGCGTACAAATTTCGTACGGCAATCTAACTGCCTATCCGGTTAAGGGCTGCGGTCACAGACTTAACCTAGACCCCGTCCGGTTTGTCCCCCGGGCGGGGTCTCCATTTGTTCCTATCACATTTCCGATAAAGCGCAAAGGAAAGTCGATTTGGGTATGCCCCAAATTGGCCACGGGATAGATGCGCTAAAACGAATTTACCGATTTATCGATTTTACCGGTTGACCCATATCGGATTTCCGGTATGATCCCCTCCACAGCCGCCCCACGCGGCACCCCGGAGGGACAGATGGACAGCTTGAAATTCTGGGCAGTGGCAGACGGAGGCAAGGTCGCCATTCATGCCTCGAACCTGAAAGGCCTGCACTTCACCGCGCCGCTTGATCGCGCGCAGGCAGAATACTTCGCTCAAAGGCTGCTTGAGGCGATTGAGGCACTTCCCCGCCTCGCCACCGAATCCGATCTCGGCTTAGCAGCGTAACGCGGCACCCCGGAGGATGATGATGGCTCACACGCCCGGACCCTGGAGAGCAATGTGTTTAAAGCACAACACATTCGTCATCCGTGAGAGTCTAGGACGCAATGACGAAACTGGCAGCGTCCGCATTTGCGAGATCGCCGGGTCAAAAGACGACGACCTCCGTCCATTCAACAAAGAGAGATGGGAAGCTGATGCGCTACTGATCGCTGCCGCCCCCGATCTGCTCGCATCTCTCAAGCAAATGACTTCTCTCTTCAAGAGCGCGCTTCTTTGCACCTCGGTCAAGATTGCGCGTGAGGGCCGGCCGTTCATCGATGAAGCCGAAGCCATCATCCGCAAAGCCACGTCATAACGCCCCACCCTCGCAAGGAGAGATGACATGCCCCTGATCAAATTCCCCGTTCTCAACCGCTGGTCGCTCAAGGTTCAATTCGAAGCCGAGATTGATTGCGCCGAAGATACGTCTCTGCGCGTCAAGATGGGACTCGCCGTCAGGTGGGCGTGCGAGCGCGATGCCGACCTGCGCGGTGCCGACCTGCGCGGTGCCGTCCTGCGCGATGCCGACCTGCGCGATGCCGACCTGCGCGGTGCCGTCCTGCGCGATGCCGACCTGCGCGATGCCGACCTGCGCGATGCCGACCTGCGCGGTTCCGACCTGCGCGGTGCCGTCCTGCGCGGTGCCGTCCTGAGCGGTGCCGTCCTGAGCGATGCCGTCCTGAGCGATGCCGTCCTGAGCGATGCCGTCCTGCGCGATGCCGACCTGCGCGATGCCGACCTGCGCGGTGCCGTCCTGCGCGGTGCCGTCCTGCGCGATGCCGACCTGCGCGGTGCCGTCCTGAGCGGTGCCGTCCTGAGCGATGCCGTCCTGAGCGATGCCGTCCTGCGCGGTTCCGACCTGCGCGGTGTTCCCGTGGTTCCCCATATCGACGCCGCGATCCTGCGGGCGATCGAGAATGGCGGGCAACTGGACATGTCTACCTGGCACCGATGTGAGACGACGCACTGCCGTGCTGGCTGGGCGATCACTCTAGCTGGCGCTGCGGGAGCGGCGCTCGAATTTGCAATGGGTTCTGCCGGCGCCGGCGCACTGATCTACGCCGCCAGTCGGCCTGGCAAGCCAGTGCCGAATTTCTACGCCGACAACGAAATGGCCCTCGCCGATCTCCGCGAAGGGGCTGAGGCCGATCCCCTTCCGGTAGAGGTGAAGTGATGGGCTCGCTCTCCTCGCCTTCGCGTCCGACGCAGCTGTATATCTCAGGCGGCTCGGCAAGCCACCGCACGCACACATGCGAGGTGGTGAAGGGCCGCTCCTCCTCCGCACACGAAGCCCTGGTGGGCCTCCTCGCCTTCCTCCGTCATGGCAAGGACGTGATCGCCGATCGGGAAGTCCTCTTCGATATCGCAGGCTGGGCACATGGCGCCCTGTGCGATGTGCGGGCGGAGAACTCGAAGATGCTGGACGACGAGAACCTACCGACTGACCTCTACCGGCTCGATCTCTCCGAGCTGGTCGAGGCGATGAACAAGCTGGGGGCGGCATAATGAAACCGCCTATCAATTTGCTTGCCAAGAGCGAGGAATGACTGACATGAGCAAGCAAGCAGTGACCGAGATCGACTTCGGTACGAGCAATCCGATTGTGGAGAGTCCGTCTAATCTCCCCGCTCCAGCGCCCGCATCAGCCACGCCAGGGGTCGTCGAACCCGCGACCATCCTTCAGGTTATCGCCCGCGTCGCCAACGACCCGGCGTCCGATATCGAGAAGATGGAACGGCTCATCGCCATGCAGGAGCGCATGGAGGCTCGGCGAGCGCAGGTCGAGTACGACAACGCCATGTCGGCGGCGCAGGAGGAGATCAAGCGCATCGTCGCCGACAAGGATAACACGCACACCAAGAGCCAATACGCGAGCTATGCGGCGCTCGATCGCGCGATCCGACCGATCTACACAAAGCACGGCTTCTCGGTGACGTTCACCACGATCGAGGGGCCGGTCGATATGGTTCGTCTGCTGGCCCGCATCGCTCACCGGGCCGGTCACCGTGAGGAAGCACGGCTGGACATGCCGGCAGACGGCCGTGGCGCCCAAGGCGCCGGGGTAATGTCCAAGACGCACGCCACGGGGGCCGCCATCACTTACGGCAAGCGCTACCTATCAGGCATGATCTGGAACCTTGCTATTGGCGAGGACGACGACGGCAACGGGGCCGACTCCGATATCGAGGCCAACGCGCCCCCCAACGCCCTCCGGGACAGAGAGGGAAAGTTGCTTTCGCACTATGCCTCGGACAAGGCCCAAACCTTCACCTCTCGCGCCATAGAATCGATCAACCTCTCGGCCAACCCCGAGGCCGTCAAGGATTGGCGCCGCCAGAATTGCAAGGCGCCCAAGGGATCGAACGTCTCCCCCCTCGCGTGGCTTGAGTTCCACGCTCCCACGGAATTTGTGCGCGTGAAGATGGCCTATGAAAACGCGACTGGGGAGGCGTGGTGATGAGCGCCCCCCGCACCTTCCGGCTGAGCAGCGAATCGCTTCGAGATTGGGTGGCGTCTTTCGTCAAGACGGCGCCGCTCGGCTGCTATGTCGAGGTGCGTTCGGAAGCACGCTATAACCTTCAGAACCGACGCTTGCACGCCATGATCAGAGAGGCAGTTGCCAATGGCTTCGCCGTCAATGGCAGACGTTTCACCGAGGACGAAGCCAAGACGCTTTTCGTCTCCGGCTGGATGATCGAGCAAGGCTTTACGTCCGATATCGTGCGCGGCCTCAATGACGAACCGGTGCAGCTCCGACGCTCGACAACCACCTTCGACAAAGGCGAGCTGACCAGTCTCATGGACTATATCGACAAGGAGTGCGCTGTACGCGGCTATCCGCTTCAGGAGCGCGCCGCATGAGGCACGAATTCAGTAAGCAGACCAAACGCGACGCCCTGCAGCGTTCCGGGATGCTCTGCGAGGCCGTCGGTGCCTTATATGGGTTGCCGAGCACCAAACGCTGCAATGCTCCCCTATCCTATGGGGTCGAGTTCGACCATGTGATCCTGGACGCAAATTCCAAGGACAACAGCCTCGCGAACTGCGCCGCGGTCTGCATCAAATGCCATCGCTGGAAGACGGCGAAGCACGACACGCCATTGGCCGCCAAGACTGTCCGTCAACGCGACCGACATTCGGGAATCAAGACGCGTAGCTATATGCCCGGCAGTCGGCTCTCTCGCTTCAAGAAAAAGCTCGATGGTACCGTGGTGTTGAGATGAACCCCAAGCAAGTCGCCGCCGACATCAAGACCGGCCAACGCTGCTGGCTATGCCTTGCCTACATTGTCTGGCCAGATGGAGCACCAGGTAAGGAAACGCTCTGCCCCAGATGCGAGAGCGAGAAGCCGTGCCGTGAGTACAAGGCGATCTGGGATGGGAGGGAGGGGTGAAGGTGCTGGACCTTTTCTCCGGAATTGGCGGCTTCAGCCTTGGCCTGGAGCGGGCGGGAATGCAGACGGTCGCCTTCTGCGAGATCGATCCATTCTGCCGCCGCGTGTTGGCAAAGCATTGGCCTGGCGTGCCAATATTCGAGGACGTGCGAACCCTCCGAGGAAGTGATGTCGAAGCAGTTGACGTTATCTGCGGAGGGTTTCCCTGCCAGGATGTCTCTATCGCAAACGTCGCCGGCGCGGGCCTTGATGGCGAACGAAGCGGGCTTTGGTTCGAGTACGCCCGTCTTATTGGCGAGATACGACCGCGCTTCGTCCTCGTGGAGAACGTCGCAGAGCTGCTTGGTCGAGGGATGGGCGAGGTTCTCGGACCGTTGGCCGCCCTCGGGTATGATGCTGAGTGGCGTATGCTTCGCGGCCTCGATGTGGGACTACCCTTTATCGGAGAGCGGATCTGGATTGTTGCCACGCCCGAATGCCAGGGACGGGAAGGACGTTTCCAGTACCTCAGTCCACTTGGCTTCGAGGGAACGCCATCAACCGAGCGCCGCCACCAGGCTATTAGAGCGCGGGGTGAACTGGAAGCTCATTTCCTCGGCCTACGAGGCGATGATGGGCTTTCCGTCACGATGGAGCGCCGCCGTCTACACGGGCTCGGAAACGCTGTTACGCCGCAAATCCCGGAAGCGATCGGCCGCGCGATCATGAATGCAGAGGCGATCTGGGATGGCCGAGCCGACGCACTGGAGCGCCCCACTGGAAGGAGCCGCACATGAGAGATGAGCCACAAGAGAATACCTCCCCCTCCCTCACTGAGGCCGTAGAGGCGGCGCGGCGGATAATTAATTGGGATAAGCGCGCTGCCCATGTGGGCGATCCTGCCCTACTGACGGTTTCTGGTCTGCTCGTAAAAGATGCCCTTTTAGTCGCCAACACCCTCCCCTCGCTTGTGGCGCAGAACGAGCGGTACAGCGAGGCCCTACGTTCGATCATGCTTGACGCCGAAGACGATGATGGCGTCTGGGCACGCGACATGGCCCGCGTAGCACTATCCGAGGAGCAGCCTGATGACTGAGCGTGACGTGGTGAGGCAACTTAACACGCTAGCAGACTGGCATAGACTTCGCGCCGTGGAGAAGCTGAATGCAGAAAACGCCGCATGGCATCATAAGCAAGAGGATATTCTACTCGCCGTTGCCGAACGCCTCCGCCGCCCCGCGCCTGCCGTGGGGGATGTGGCGTCCCATCCGATATTCGCCTTCCTGCAGGGATCAGCGCCTTACGATGGCGTCTGGTTCAGTGAGAGGCATCCGACCGAGAAAGGCGCGTACTGGTGGCGAAAGCATCTTCGTGCTGCCATCTCAGCCGCCCAAGCGGATAGGGATGCGGTGATTGAACAATGTATCGCGACGGGGCGATCGTTGGGCGCGCACATTCCTGCGGATACCACCGATAAATGGGATCACGCCTACAAAACGGCACTTATTAGTGTTGAGGACGCTCTGCGCGCCCTCAAATCCCCAGCCACAGGAGATGAGAATGGGTGAGGCGGACTTACACCAAAGCCAGCTTGCGCCCGCCGAGAACAAGTTCCATCGCGGCAATGGTGACGATGGCAAGCATTACTGGATCACGCCACCAGACCTCTACGCTCGACTCAATGCCGAGTTCTCTTTCGACTTCGACCCGTGCCCCTATCCACTGCCGGAGGGTTTCGACGGGCTCACCTGTGAGTGGGGCCAAAGCAGCTATTGTAATCCGCCTTTCGGATCCATCGTTCATCAGGGCCGCAAGAAAGGCCCCACCGCATGGGTGCGTAAGGCGATCACGGAGTGGCAGAAGGGCAAGCGCGTCGTCCTCGTCTACCCGATCGACAAGTGGGTCCTGATGCTCGTGAAAACCATCCTTGGAGAGCATGCCCAGATTCGCAATCTAGGAGACGTGCGCTGGCATGCCATTGAAGATGGATCCGCAGGCAAGGGAACGGGCCGGCACATCGCCTGCTTCATCCTCTCTCCCCCACTGGAAGGAGCCGCACATGAGAGATGAGCCACAAGAGAATACCTCCCCCTCCCTCACCGAGGCCGTAGAGGCGGCGCGGCTGCGCCTAAAGCATGCGGAACAGCATGAGTTCGGATATTGTAATATCCGCACGGAGTACCTGCGCAAGCTCCTCTCGCTTGTAGCGCAGAACGAGCGATATGCGAACCCCACTCCTGAAATGATCAACGCGGCATGGAACGAGGTTCGGAGGTGGTGGCCAGTCGGTCAGCCGGTCAGGGTCGATCATCCAATGCCTGGTTTTAGGGAAGCAATGCAAGCGATGGCCCGCGCAGCACTCTTCGAGGAGCAGCCCCATGACTGAGCGTGACATAGTGCTTTGGCTCCGGCACGAAGCGAGAGAAACGACTGATGATATTCGGAGGCGCCGATTGAATGAAGCCGCCAATGAATTGGAACGCCTCCGCCGCCCCGCGCCTGCCGTGGGGGATGTGGAGCGGGCAGCCGAGGCCATCTTCAATGTGGATTACCCCGGCAACAAATGGCCCGAGCACGCAACACGGCAATCTGCGAGAAAGTACCGGGAATATGCCCGCGCCGCCCTCTCCGCCGTCCAAGCGGATAGGGATGCGGTGATCCGGGAGGCTATCTACACGGTAGATACCGAATTGGAGAATGGCTCTCCGAAACACACATGGGATGGCGATGAGCGTGCCATAGATGGTGCGAGGGAGCGCGCGATATTGGCGCTGGAAGGTCTCCTCAAATCCCCAGCCACAGGAGATAAGAATGGGTGAGCGCATCGAAATCATGAGCGAGCCTTGCGACTGTCCACCCGGCCGGTGCGCCGCTCTCGTCGAGCCCGACAGCAATTGCATCAATCGCCTGTCTGGCGACGTTCGCACGATGCGATGCCCTAAGCACGATGGTTATACTTGGCACCAAGACGGCGTTTGCCTCAGGTGCAAGGCTGGTGAGCCATGACGCGCGAACCATTGCCGGCGCTACGAGAATGTCCCTGTTGCGCGAGTACCGACTTGAAGCGCAGCGATGCGGGTGTGCACTCGGGTTTTTCGCCGGGCATCACCTGTCGTCGATGCAACATGAACGGCCCTTTGAAATCATGGAACGCGCGCAGCCCGGCATCAGGGGCGCGGGAGGAGGCGTTAGAATTGGCACTCAAAATTATTCGCGATATGCCCATTCGTGAGCAGGACAATTTACTCGCCGCTAACATGCGGAATGTGGCGGAACGCGCCCTCGAAGCCGAAGGAGTGAAGGCGATGTTAGCACGCGAGACCTGCTGGCGCTGCAGCGGAGAAGGTCACGTTTGGACTGGCGAAGACCTTAAGGTTTGCTGGGCGTGTGATGGGAACGGCTCTCTACCCAAGAGAGATGAGCGCGAGCGTTTCGTAAAAGAAACCGATGGGGAGGATGGGAGCACAGGAGGGGTGGATGGGGAAAATGATGGTTCGCTCGCTTCGCTCACCAAACGAGAAACAGAAACATCATGAACTCTCGACGCTCTACTCGAATCAAGGCTGCTGAATTGGCGGCCCAATGCCTCGGAGCTGAACTGGCGGCCGGTGGTGCAGCGGCGGGGCGCTTGATGGCGCTTGTGGTCTTCTTTGAGACATATATCGATCAGGGTACCGATGCGACAGACAAGGCGATGAAGCTCTTGTCGGGGCGCCGCAAGGCCAACCTCAAGGTCATCGCCGGCGGCAATCTTACTAGGGATCTGAGATGAAGTTTTCACCAACTGCTTGCCGTATCCTGAATGCGCGTCGCTTTGAGCGCGATATGCGCGCCGACGGATGGGAGCCGGTCGAATTGCCGTGGCGCTTCCACTGTGGAGACAGATGGCGAGAGCGGGCAATCGAAGTGGTGCTCTCTCCCGACGGTCGAACCATCTGGTTCAAGTCTGACGGCGGCGTTCTTTACGAGATGCGGACTCGTGACGAAGCAAACCGGCGCACTTGGGAACTGTCGCCGCATACGACCGAGCAATGCTGCGGCATCGCGTATGGTGGCTATCCATGCGGGGCCAAGTACGGCCATCTCGTCAATGGCCGCTCTTTCTGCAGCCAGCATTGGGTGCAGGCCTTTGAGTCGGAAACGTCTCCGACGAACGAGATGGGTACGAAGGCCATTCATATGGCCGAAGTCACTTCCCAACCCGCCACCACCCCAGAGGCAGAGGGATGAGCGAGTCGGGCGAGCGTGCGGCGTCCTTGGGGGCTAAGGGCTTGACGTTCAGCTGCACACTCACAACTGCACCCCTGCGGCCCGCACCCCCGCTCAGGCGCCCAGTAGGAGCACGTGGATGAGTGAGCGCGTCGGTCTTCCCTACCCGCCCCGAGGGCTATGCCGCGAGGATGCCGCCCTCTATATCGGCGTGGGCACAACGACATTCGATCGCCTAGTCGATGAAGGAAAGATGCCGCGCCCAATCCGGGTGGGCAAACGGGTGCTATGGGACCGGCTCAAGTTGGAGGCGGCCTTCTCGGATCTGGACGAGGATCGGGAAAACTACTTCGACAGGGCGTTGAAAGTCGTACCGGGTCGCAGGTAGCGTGCGGCATGGATCGACCGTTTCTATCGAGCTACAAAGACCGTCACGGCAAAGAGCGCTGGAGGTTCCGTCGCGGAAAGCTCACCAGAGCCATTCCGGGCCTTCCTGGAGAGCCCCACTTCGAGGTGGCCTACAATGACGCCCTCGCCGGCCGCACCACTGCAGCGGCCGTTATCCGGCATCCTAACCACGCTCTCCCGCGCACCCTGAAGGCCGCCTGGCGATTGGCCACGGCACACGACAATATGGACTGGCAAAAGCTCGGAAAGTCATCGAGAGACAGCTACATTGAGCGCGCCGAGCGTCTGCTAGCCATGGAAATCGCTCCGGGCTGCACCTATGCCGACGCGCCGATCGCCGACCTGAGGCGCCGTCACGTTAAGCAACTGCTGGGGGCCATGTCTGACCGGCCACACGCCGCCTACGATGCCTTCGTGGTCTTGCGCAAGATGGTCCTGGTGGCACTCGACGAGGAATGGATCGAGATCGATCCCACCCATAGGGTGAAGTATCGGCCCAAGCCGGCTGGCCACAGGGCATGGACGGACGCGGAGCGCGCGACATTCGAAGCGCGCTGGCCGCTCGGATCGAGACCGCGCACGGTCTACGCCTTGGCGCTCTACACCGGGCAACGCCGGAGCGATCTGGTCCGCTACCGCTGGAATGATTTCAAGAGCGACACCCTTCCCGTCACCCAACAGAAGACCGGCAAGGAGTTGCGGCTTCCCATCCTGCCACAGCTTCGCGAGGCTCTAAATGCCGCGGACAGAAGCAGCGACCTTGTCGTGCCTTTGGATGCCGACACCCTCACCAACTACTGGCTGGCATGGACCCGCGAATGTGGTCTCGAAGGCTGCACCCTGCACGGCCTGCGGAAGACGCTGGGCAAGATCCTCGCCGAGGAAGGCGCAACCACCCGCGAGCTCATGGAGATGCTGGGGCACGACAGCATCTCGCATGCCGAACTCTATTCCAAGGAGGCCGAGCAGGCGCGGCTGGCAAAGCGGGCCATGGGCAAAGCCCGGAATCGGCTGCGTCCTCGCCTTAAGGTTGTCGGTGGCGAACCCTATGGCGAACCGTTGTCTAACCCACAACCTAAAGCATTGAAGCGACGAAAGTGAGTTACATCCATTTGTTGCGACACGACGACGGCAATTCATACACTTAGCTAAAGGTTGTCCGCTATATGTTGGCCCGATGTTCTGCCATTTTCCGGCTAACCTCTACAACCCAGGAGCCCTAGCCATGCCCATCCCTGATGTCCCCGCCCCGATACGTGAGGGAGATATGGTGGAGAGAGTCGCGCAGGCACTATGTCGGAAGCAATTTCCCGAAGGCGGTTTCACTTTAGAAGGCAAAATGATTCCGCGAGAAGAATGGGTTGGGCGAAATTGGCATTTCTATGTGCCGCTGGCCCGCGCAGCCATCGAGGCCATGCGAGAGCCGACCGAGGAGATGATCGATGCTTGCGGTAATGGTGAGTGCGCCAAATGGGCTCCCGGTGCGTGGACTGCCATGATCTCCGCCGCCCTCGGCGCTGGCCCCATGAAGGGGGATGAGGTATAAGAGGAGATGCTGCGGCGGCGTGGAAAGCTTGACTCGAAAATTCAACCCAGCTCACCGGAAGCGCGAATCAGTGCAATGCATCGTGTGCGACGGAGAATTCATGGCCGTCACATCCGAGATAAAGCGCGGTCGCGGTCGGACGTGCGGGCGTCGCTGCGCCGCCAAGCTCGCCTCACCCAAAGACCAGCTGGGTCAGCTCAATCCGAACTGGCGCGGCGGCTCAGAGCCCTATCGGGACGCGAAGCGCCGGTACCGCGCACGACACATGGCAAAAGCTCGGGCACACATGCTAGTGCGAGATGCTATTGCGCGCGGAGCGTTGCTTCGCGAGCCTTGCGAGACCTGCGGAGCGCAGTCGAAGCGCACCACGATGATTACACAAAGCCCTTACGGGTTCGCTGGCTGTGCAAGTCCCACCACGAGGCGCACCACATAGCGATGCGCGCGGCCGGTCGAGAGCGGTATCATAAGCACGAGCCGGGGTAGCATCCGGCCCGCGGCTACTTCCCTACATCCTGGCAATTCGCTTTAGCCAGCCCGGCAGGGAGATAAGCCAATCCCATGCAACCTCTGGTGCCACCTCGATTTCATGGTCAACTCCGTCGATCTGTATCTTAAGCCAGATCTGGCAGCCGCCCTCGTAGACCAGCCGGGGGTATTTGAGGCTACGCATGGCCTACAGCCCCATCCCCGATCGGTATCAGCTTCATCGTATAGCTCTCGCCGTCGTCGCTGAGATCGATGTGCAAGAGGTAGTCATCTACGTCCAAGCCAACGGGGATTTTTACCTCACCGCCCGCATTGACGAGCGTCCGCTTTAACAGCGTCAGCAAGTATTCGGCGGGAGGGTAGATGATCACGCCTTCAATTCCTCTTCACTTACGATCCAGGGAAGAGGAATCGTCACATCCTGACTACCTTCCTCGCCGCTGACGGAGGCCACCAGAGTAAGCTTGGTCTTGGTGCGCTTCAGCTCCCAGCCTACAGACTTGACGATACCCGGCCCCTGCTTGGCGATTTCCTTGAGGCTGGCCCAGCCGGCATGATTGGTGACCGCATCACGCCAGGTAATCAGTAGGAGCTTCATGCGGCTGCTCTTATACGTTCTCCGCAGATTACGTACATCATGCGGCCTTCTTTCTGGCGCTGACTACCCGCTGGCCACGGAAGTACGCCGTCCCGTCGATCACCTCAACCATCTCCGGCTGGAGGAGCCTGCCGCCCTTGTCGAAATTTAGGACAAGGAAGCCAGCACAAGCTCGCGTTGGGTTATCTTCAGCGTAGGCGAACTGTGGACCATAGGGGTCCGCCAAGGTGCCATCCTGACCAGCGTAGCGACGACCGCGATAATCGCCGTAGGGCTTAACCTCCAAGTCGTGTGTATGCCCCGTGATCATGGACATGCCGGACCTGACCACGTTGTTCCATGCTGCGTGGATTCCGCCGTTCCAGCGATGCTTGATCACCGTGTGGCAGTTGATCCAAAGCGACATCGTTTCTCGCCACTCCACCAGATGATCGGCCAGGCGGAAACCTTTGATCCCGGTGAATTGCGCGGCGCGGCTGGCTAGTGTGCTATCGTACCTGAGATCATGATTACCTATCGTTCGGATGTGCGTTGCATGACGTGCTGCTAGGCGTATGGCCGTCATCCGCATCCCGACTTCATCAAGTTCAGCTTTAACGTCTGGCGTCTTTGCCCAGCCGATGGGACTGAAACGGGAGATTTGCGCTCCGTCCAAAATATCGCCATTGGCCACGATCAGCTTGGGTCTGATCTCACGGACAACCTCCAACAGCGCCCAATATGCCACCGTATCGCTGATGCCGGGCCACCAATGGCAATCGGAGAAGCTGATGGCCGTCCCGGCAAAACCATTGATCTCAAGTCTCGGCTTATAATTATAGGCCGGAGCGCCAGCATCACCACGACCTATGCTGCCGCCGTCTCCGGCGCTCGGCAGATGAGTGCCGAGCTGACCCTCCAGTGTGTTCCTGCGTTTGTACGTTCCCCTGAGGGACATTCCTAAGCGGTCGGCCACCTCTCTGGCTCGACCGCCACTACTGCGCCATGCGGCAATGAACTCCGCGTCTGTGATCATAGGGCACCTGTCGGCGGACGGTCGCAAAGCACCTCATGGGTATAGTGATTCCAGCATAAATGCCCCGTTACGCCGCTGGGATCTGGATTCTTCTCGTGAAGAATCAGATGCTCGGGCACGTTTATCCATTCTCCACCGTCCTCAGGGGAAAGCTTGGCCTGCCAATGACCGTCTACCAGACGATGCGGTGTTGGATAGCAGTGACCGACAAATTCGCCGCTCTTGAAGACGATCCTTGCATCGCAACAAGAGTAACCTGTACCGGGCTGTTTCCAGTCCTTGTACACATCGTGGTACTTGGCGTGCCCCTGGATATGACCCGGCATGTCCTGTGCAAATGCTGATCCCAGCAATAGGGAGCCAAAGACCGTCACCGTCATCACGGCCACGAAGAGCGCGACCCAATCATCGCGCCGCATCGTCAGGATATGGCGTGCGAGGCGGCTCATTTCGGCGCCCCCATCACCCACTGCTTCAGCTTGGCGAGCGTCGAGCGGCAATCACGGCCGGAATAGATCGCCCCTGCTGCCCATCGGTAGCGCTCAGCTTCGTCGGCGAAAGGCTCGGCCATGGGAGGTTCGGGCAGGCAATCAGTGAGCGCCGGGCCCGGCGGATCGCGCTGCACCAGCACCGGGCGCGTCGCCGGGGCGCAGGCGGACAGAATCATCAAAGGCACGAGAAGCGGGAGTGTTGGCGCAAGCGGCCACGCTCCCGACTTTAGAGAGGGTAATCTGGGCATTGGTGAGCCTCTGTTGAAGGATGGCCTTCTCTTGGGCCGCTTGTTCGGTGAGGACGCGGGTACGGGCTGCATCGGCCTGAGTGGCCAGCAGAATGGCTTGTCTCGCTTGGGCGATGTCAGCAACTCGCGCCGCCTTTTCCTCGATGTAGTTCATGCGCTCGACAGTCCCGTAGGCGAGCGCCAAGCCGCAGAGAATGGTCGGGAAAATCCATCTCCAGTTCATGAGCAGGAAAGTCATGTGAACGCCTCGAGGAACTGGGCATGAATGGCCGCGATATCGTTGGCGCGGTCCAGCCCGTTGATGATTTTTCTCGCCGCCACTGGGGCATCGATATTTGTGTTGAAGTAGGTCGGTAGACCCACTCCGGTGAACAAGCCGCCTTTCATGCCCTCGAACATGATTAACGAGGCGATCTTGGGATCGAGCGCCAGCTCCGGATGGTTGATCAGGTCAGCGCCGGTTAGTGCCGCCATGCGCTGATAATTCCTCTTCCATGTGAGCTGGACGAGACCGCGACCGTAATAAGCCTGTCCTGTATCTGGATCCTCATTGCCGTAGGGCCGGCCCAACCCATGGCCGTACTCCTCGATCGGCTGCATGGTGTTGGCGGTTTCCCACTTCGCCGTCGCCAGCATGTAGGCAAGCCAGCGTTTGTCCTTCATATCGTCGCGGGACTCCCACGCATCGAGGATGGCGTTTATCCCATCTACCTGCTCTTGGGTCATACGGCCGGCAAAGGGCTTTTCGCGGACAGCAGAAAAGAACCTGTCGCGGTCGATCACTGGTCCGCGCTCCCAGTCTTCGCGCCGCCACGCACCCAGTAATTGATGACGCTGGTAGCCATGGTCGCGAGTGCACCAAACAGGACATTGGCGAGGTCCTTCGATTCGGCCGGGACGGAGTGGAAGAAGATCAGCACGCAGATGGCAGTGAAGGCCGCTAGCACGAACAGGCTGACGAGCGGCGCACCCCACCCTCCGAGGTATTTGGAGAAGCTATCGATCATGGATGCACCGAGTGGGTGAAGAAATACCAGGCGACAAAGCCAAGGCCGCCGATCATGCTAGTGAGGGTTGACCAACCCAGCGCCTCGATGCGCGACACACGGGAATTGATGGTGCCCCAGCGCTCGGCGCACACCGCCTCATGCTTCTCGACGCGCCCCTCGAGGCGGATCAGGTCTTCGCTGGTGGAGTCGGCCATGGGATCACCAGCCCTTCGTGGAATCGATAGCCGTGAGATCGGCCACGGTTTGGGCAGCAGCAACCGCATCCTTGAGCGCGCGCGCATTCAAAATCATCGCTGTCACCCGGGTTGCTGCAGCCTCGGCAAAGGCGAGGAATGTGGCCGCCGTCGCAAAGGGCGTTCGCGTATTGTTGGCCGCAACCCAGACAAAATTCGACGGCCACGCCATGCCGCTTACGTTCGCAAGAGAGCCCCATGCCGCGATGCGCTGCTGCGAGATATCATCGATCTGATAAACGGTAGCGTTATAGGTGAACCCGGCGGAGACAGCCGCGCCATAGGCGGATTCAATTGCAGAGACCTTCGCCGCCTTGACATCGATTAATTGCAGCGCCGACATGGCGGGTGTGCCGTCAGAGATATATTCCTGCCCCGCATACTGCTGCACGGCATAGCGAGCAGTGACGTTTCCCAGGGAGTCTCGATCCACATACCAACTCATGAATCCCTCCCACGATGATCGATCCACCCGAGCGTGTTGAGCGTCAGCGTGCAGTTGGTGTTTCCCAGGCTCTCACGGCTTCTGATCTGGGAGGATGTATTGGTCCGAACGGACTTGAGGAACGCGCCGCGAGCGATAAATCCTGCAGCCGACGAAAGCGCGGGCGTGTCCCCTATGCCATTGGCGACCATGTTAGTCGGGGTGCTGTCTGTCGTAGCGAGATCGCTGAGATAAACGACGCTGGCCGTCGCGCCGTCAGAGTTGGCGTACAGGCCCTGTATCAGGGCGATGACGTTTACCCCCGGCGGGACGCTGAGCGTCCGAGTCACGGCGGCGCTGCCCGAATTGGTTACGCCATTGACATCGGAAACCAGCGTCTTCCATTGGAAGAGATCGCCGTCCTGAACAAAGGCAGTGAAGTGCGCGGAGCCGTCTGTCAGCAAGCTACCGATGCGGCGCTTGTAATTGTAGTTCGCTGGCATGGTCGGGGAGGTCGAGAGGGAAATCAGGCTATCAACCGCGCCCGTATCGCTGCGCTGGATGCAAAAAACGTGATACCAGGTGTTCGTGGAGATCGAGCCGGTATCCAGCGCGCCATTGCCCGAACCCACCACCCACGCGTTCGTGTTCTTGGCCATGGAGGAAAGATTCATCGTGACAGCGTTTGTGCTGTCTGCCGCGGCTCCAGCGGCAATACTGAATATATTGGAGCCGCCTCCGGTCGATAGCACCAGGCCGTCGATATATCCCCTGAGAGCTGGCAGTGCGCCCGGAAGAGCGGGGGCCGGAACGGGGTCGCGCGTGGCAATTGTGACGCTGTTCTGGTCCTGCAGGATCGCCTTGTAGTCCGGACCGGGCGCGAAATAGATCGGCGGAAACAGGCCGTTGGCGTCCGCAACCACGGGATTGGAGTTGAGCGATACCAAGCCCCCATCTGCGTAGGTTGCCTGCGGGGTCGTGGTACCCGTCTGGTAGAAAAACAGCTTCGCCCCAGCGCGGGGAACGCCGTTACCGTCGAAAGTGGCCAGAATGGGCGTAAAAATGCCGTAGGTCATCGGCCACACTTTTTGCTAGAATGGGGCATGCGAATTCTCTTGATCTGCCTCGGATCATTGATGGCCGGCCTGTCATCCCTGCTCTGGTATGATCCCGACAAAATGGATCCTGCCGGCGCAACGCTGGCCACGACTGTGCTTATGATATGCGGAGGGGTCTTCATCGCTCGCCGCCTTGAGATGCGCCGTACAAGGCAGGAACAATCGGACCATACGTCAGGGCATTGAATCTCCCCTGAGCGCGCGCCGCGCCATGCAGGCGAGCACGCTCAGCAAGCGACTTCACCAATCCGATCTTTTCTGGATCAGTTGCGGTGAGCCAGTCCGCCAGAACGTTATTGACCGCTTCCGTGCGGCCTTCCACGAGCCGACCAGCCAACGCATTGGCCGCCCGACCACCGGCCGACAGAAAACGTCCCCTCCCTAAGTCCCCTAGGATGCCTGCCGTCTGAGAGGCGTTGTCGGCCGCCTCCAGCCCCATCGGAACGGTGCGCGATCCCTGCGTTACCTGACGCGAGACATCGGCGGCGAGCTTTTCATTGCTCATCGCCGTAGCGAAGGCATTGAACTCCTCTGACGGCAGAATCGCCCTTAGGCGATCGCGAACGTTCGAACCGTTCCAGATGCGCTCGGCGGCGACACCTCGATCGCTATTGCCAATGCGAGTGCGCAGATAGTCGGCCACGCCGCCGAGAAATTCCTTCTTTTGGTCGGCCGGCATAGCGCCGTAGTTGCGGGCCACCTCTTCGGCATTCACGTTCTTGCGGAAGACATCGGACCCGAGTTTGGCTGCATCCATCAGTTCTGATGGCTCGGAGTATGCCGCCAGCGCCTCGCCATAGGCGGGATTGGCCGTCGTGAGCGCATTCTTGAAATCGGTGCGAAGATTGTGCAGGTCAAAGGCGCGCGTTCCATTGCCGGTCCTGATTGCTTCCTGCTCCATCCCATTCAGATGCTTGTACGCCTTATCGAGCATCACCATGGAATTGGCGGGAAGATCCTTGAAATCGGGTAGCCGACGAGCCGCAGCGATAGCTGCCTTAACGTCGGGACTATTCTCCAGGAAGAATTGAACACCAGAATCATTGATGGTCGGCGTGTTGAAATTCTTGGTGACAACATCCGGCCCACGTTCGCTAACCGTTACCGGTTTTCCTTCGTAATCTAGAATGGAGGATTGGCGAGTTGTGACCGGACCGGGTGTCACGGTCTCACTGGGAGTAAATACACGGTCGGGGATACCAGCCGCCTCATATGCTGGACCAGCCGCAGCAGCGCGATCAGTTGCCAGAGCATTCGTACGAGTAGAGAGCGGAGGCAGATTGGAGATATTCTGGTCAATCGCTACGTTGGCGCGCGCGTCTCCGCCCGACAGATAGCTATCGAGAGCATTATTGACGGTCGTGCGGGCTTGCCCTGGTGCGGCAATACTGCCGCGTAGGGCGCCCTTAACATTTTCACCACCGCCAATCACAAGGGGCTGACCTAAGGCCGGCGCCTTCAGGTCGGCTGCCGTCATCTCGTCGCGCGTAAGGGCGCGACCAAGGATGTTTGCGGCACTATCCTCTGGAGCGCCGAGCGCCAGAGCGTTCTTTGCAACCCTGAGACCAGTACCGGCAACGTTCTGCGCCAGTCCAGTTCCGCCACCAGCCAGCAGAGCGGTTCCAGCCCTAACTAATGGCTCGTACTTGGTGCCCTTGATGCCCGGAATATCGCCCGCGCCCTGTGAGGCCGCAGATCCGACAATAGACGGCAGAATGGTCGAAGGTCCGGCTAGAACGCCGCCCATGCCGCCCTCAACCGCCGCATCGAGGATCTTACCGGCCTCACCCGGCGTGTTCCTTTCCGGTGCCCCCAAACGATCATGGATG